CCGCCGGCGCGTTCAGTAAAACGCCCGCCCCGTCGGCGCCGTCGCCAATGCTAACGAAGTTGTCGGTGCGGATTTGCATACCGGTAATGTCTAGAAGTCCGGTGCTATCTTTCCCTACGAGTGAGAACCCGCTCGCCACCCGCATGCTCCCGCTCGTTGCCGCCGTGCCGCCGAGGGGGAGTGTAAGCGCTGTCGCGCCCAACGTGGCGACGTTCAAGCCTCCGACCGAGAAACTGTGGGTGCCGGCGCCGCCGAAGCTGTAGAAAATTCCCGATATCGATGCGGAGCTAGAGCCGATCGCGACGGCGTCCGTGGACGTGCCGATCAGGGCGATCGAGGTGCCTGTGCTGTTCTTTGAGTTGATCGTCTCGTTGTTCGTCAGCCGAAGCGCACCGCTCGATGCGGGGTTCGAGCCAATCCCAACCGGGTTCACGCTTGTCGTCAGCGCGGCCGCAATCGTGAGCCGCGTCGAGTTATCGACCCGCGCGAAGATGCTCCGGGCCGAGCCGGTGTTCAGGATCAGGTCGTCGATCGTGTTGCTACCGAGCTCGAGGTCATCGCTCGCCCAGCTCCACAGCGTCGCGTCAGTGCCACCCGTCCGCTTGGCCTCCGCAATCGAGTTGTCGGAGAAATTGAGGGTGGCGCCGGTTGCAGGGTCGGCACCGAAAGAGAGGGAGGTGCCGTCGGACTTGACGGTGGTGGTCTTGACCCACGCGCCCGAAGCAGCAAAGAGCATGACGCCATCGGTGACGGGAGCGGCGAGGCCGGTGCCGCCGTGCTCGACGGGGAGGACGCCGGCGATGGAGTCGGGGTCGGCGAGGTCTAGAGCCCCAGGGGCCCAGGCGGTGCCGGTCCAGCGCAGGGTTTGGCCGATGGCGGTTGGGGCGGCGGTGAGGACGTAATCGCCGGCCGCCCCGTCCACGAACGCCAGCTTGCCGGTGTCTCCAGCGACAAGTGTTGTCGGCAGAAACACACCGATGACAGCCGCGATCGTCGCCTTGAACGTGGTGATGCCCTGCACAATCGGCAGGACGTCGTCTTCCAGCGGAGCGGCTTGCTCAGGCAGTTGAGAGATCTTGATGGCCATTGTTCTCTACGCGGCGAGTTCGTCGCCGTCTTCGGTCAAGATCGGGTCTTCGTCCTCGGTGATGAGGACTTCCAGCTCAGGAATGTTGCCTGCGCCCGAGACGCCTGGTGAGTTCCACCAAACGCGCTCGACGGTTCGGCTCACGTACCGAACGCGCGCCCAGAGCTCCGTTTTGCCGGCATCGCGCGCGGCTTGCAACACAGGAGCCCCGGCGGACAGCACCGGCTCTAGCACGCTGGACACGATGTCGACCGTGATGCGATCGACCGGGTCGCCGCGCAGCAGCGCAGCGAGAGACTTGTTGTACTTTCGGAGGTCGCGGCCTTCGAGCGTTCCAACGGTGATGTGCGCCAATTCATCGATCGGAAACAGCCGGACGTGGAAGTGAGGATGCCGCGCGCTGAACGTGGCATCGCTCAACAGCTCGTCGATGTAGCGGCGGAAGAAGTCGGACATCAGGAGTCAGCCACGTAGTCCACGAGCGTCACGATCCACTGATGCGCCGGCCCGAGCTTGAGCAGCAGGCGATGGAACTCAGCCTTGCGCGCGAGCGGGATCTCAGCGTGGTTCGGGAACGTCTCGGCGCCCACGTACCAGAAGAACGGCCAGAACGCGGAATCGTCCGGGATGGGCGGCGGCGCGCGCTCGGTGAGGTCCTTGTTGACCAGGTAGAGCGGGTCGTTGACCAACACGTTGTTGCACTCAGCCAGCGGCTCGCCGCATTGCGCCAGCGGCTCGCCGCATTGGATGGTGCCGATCAGTGCATCGAGCGTGTACGTGCGCGGGTCTCGAGCGACGTAGGGGTTAGGTCCTGAAGACCACCACTCGTGCACGTAAACGTCGAAGCCGGCGGTTTGGAGAATGCCTTGGATGTATGATGGCGACTGTCCGCCTTGAGCAGCCCACTCGGCTGCAAGGTTCAGCCGGCGCGTTGCCTCGAGCGGGTTGGCGGGGATTCCGAAGTGGTGCTCCCACTCGGATATCTGCCGCGTGGTGTCGGGGAACAGGTCCTCGTAGACCGCGTCGGTGAACGCCTGGGCGTCGGCGGGAGCTCCGGCCAGGCCCTCGAAGAACTTCGTTAGCGTCTTGCCGAACGTCAGGCGCCAGGGGGCGGCGTCGGGCAAAAGGTGAGAAATTACACGGGTCCAGAGTGTCATGAACTGGGATTCACAATTGGTTGCTCAGGGGCTGCGCTTGCGCCGGGCGCTGAGGGCGCGCAGCCTTTTCGGTCATGACCGCCGCGCAGCCCGAACCGCCCGCCTGGTTCAAGGTGCTATTCGGCGTCGCGGTGATCGCTGCCGGCGTCTGGTGGTTCCGCTCCTCGTTCCTCGAGGATCATGTCGCGGAGAACGCCGCTGCTCAGTACGAGATCGTGAAACGGAACGGGGGCGCGCTCGAACGCTGCGCTCAGGCTCAGGTGGTCGCCATCGCGTGGCTACAGGCCAAAGACGAAGCGCAGTACGCGCGCTGGAAGAAGATCGAAGCCGATGACTGCGGGAAGGCGAGGGCGAGATGAGGGCCCTGGTTCTTTTCTTGTTGGTTGTCGGATGCGCAGACCTACCGTGCGGTGAGAGCGCCGGTCCGCCACTACTCGTCGGCGACAACACCTGCGTGCTCGTGCGATCGGCAACTCCTGGCGTGGAGTTGACGCGGGAACCAGACTCGTGCGCGCCCAGTTCGCGTTGCCTCGTGGTCATGCCTGGCGAAACCATCTACGTCTACGAGCCCAACCTGAGTGACGATGGTCGGGTGTATTCAGAGACGACCGCGCTGCTGGACGGCAAGTGCCCACTCAGCTGTGACTAGACTCAGGGACCGAACCTGCCGGTCACCATGTGGAAGCCGTCGATGTAGTTGCCGAGCATGAGGGTTCCGCGCTCGGGATCGATTGCAGACGAAAGCGCAAAGGTGGATCCGCCCGTGGGCGACACCGTCGAAACCTCCTGCGCCCAGGTCGCGAGCCCGTCTGCTGAGTAAAAAAACTGCCCATCGAAGTGTGTCGTGATAACCCCCTGGTATTCGTGGATCAGGGCCTTGGTGGTGTCGCCGACGGTAGTCCCCGCCGCAAGCGCCCAGGCGATACCGTCCGAAGATGTGTACCAAGTGTCGGCATCACTAACCGCAATGAACGCCGATAGTCCGACGCTCCAAGAGACGACCTGGAAATTAGCCGGCGCCGCGCGCTCGGTCCATGCAGCGCCGTCCAGGGACGTCCGATATTCAGTCCCGCCGCCCACCGTGATGATCATGTTCAGCGTGGGCGAGAACGCCATGCTCACGTTTGCCTGCAGCCCAGCCGCTAGCGCGTTAGCCCACGTTTCCCCGTCCGACGAACTTTCGATCTCGCCGCCAGACGTGTATCCCATGAAGAACTTGTTGATCGTGCCCGCTGCGTAGACTCCAGAGGTAGGACCAACGGTGCTTGCTGCTTTCGCCGAAGTGCGGGCCGTCCAGCTGCCTCCGGTCGATGAGCGATAGCGCGACTGGCTCGAAGCCGCTGGAGCTCCGCCGACTACCATCTTGCCTGCAGGGTCGCAGAGCGCAGCGAATGGGTGCACGGTCAACCCGTCGCCGGCGTCCATCGTCAAGGTAGTGGTGATGTCCACGTAGGGAGCCTGGAAGCTCAGCCCAGTAGGGTTGTTAGAATCGTTCCTGTTGATGCTGTAGAACCTCTTGGTGATCGGGTTCCAAATGATCGCTCGACCAGAGCTCGCCTGTGCGCCGATGTCCGTGTCCGTGAAGTTGTGGAAGAAGTTCGTAACCGCGGCGAGATCGGTCCAGACGGCTGCTAGCGGATCGGTGCGGCTTGTGATCATCAACAACAAGGCTTCGAGATACTGACTCGCGCCGACCTCGTCGGGTGATTCGTCTGGTGTGATGCCGGCTTCGTCGAGCAAGCTCTGGAAGAAGCCGAACCAGTCGTTCACAAGGTCCTCTTGCCATGGGGTGCCCGTGCCATCGAGACTGACATTCACGTCGCGAGCGCTCCCCTGTGGATAGGACGAGTTGGGCGCGTTGGTTTGCCCAGGATACCGAGCAGAGGGTTTCAGTGCCATTACGCAGCTTTCTTGAAATAGTCTTCGGTGAATCTGCTCAGACGCTCGTACATCGCTGGAGTCAGAAGCTTCTGAGCGCGTCGCCACTCGGTGACCAGCTTCGCTCCTTTGCTGGAGTTACAGGAACGGCAGGCCGGCAGAACGTTCTCTGGCTCGTCACGACCATCTCGAAAGCGCTCCTTATTGGCCGCCCTATAGGCACGCAGTTTCTCTCGCGCTAGCTTCGGGTCTGAGTCGTACTTGGCCTTTGCTCGCGCTAGGTTCTTTATCCGCGCGCACTCCGGACAGCCGTTGCCTGGCACGAATTCCGTCGAGCACTTTGGGCAGACCTTGCTTGCGCTCTTCTTGCGTGCGACCTTGTCGTCAGCCATGAGCTAACTCCTCGTGGTTCGGAGCCTCGGACGTTTGCGCGTCGCGAGGCTCAGTTGTTCACTCCCAAGTAACAGTCCCAAGCTTCGCCAGTTCGCCATGTCCGAGGCTGTACGAAAGCGGATTCGGCGTGGTCTCGACGTCTGTGATCGACGCGCCCTCTGCCGCCGCGATCTCGTGCGCAGTGCCAGCGAGAGCACCGGACGTGATCCGATCCTCTCTCGGCAACACCGACAAACCCTCAATATACGGTTTTCTATTTCTCAACAGCTCGTCTAGCCCATCCTCGATCTCGTCCCTGGTATCAGGCGAGTCCGGCAACAACCCCACGATCGTCACGTCGAACGCCGTGCGCGTGATCGGCAGCACGTTGATCGCTGCTCCGACCGGTCTGCGACTGGCGAGCCCGTCGATGTTGAAGTTGATGCTGTCCGCAACGGCCGTCAGCTGCGCCGCCGTCGGTATGCCGTCTTCGCTGCCGGAGCTCTCCGCAGTGGCCTCGACGTAGATGTCGACTTCGCCGGGGTTGTCGCCGGTGTACGGGTACGCCGCGGCGATGCCCTCTACCTCGGTGCTCCAAGCGACGTAATCTGCGTACGCGCCGCCCTGAGGGCGAGCCTGAATCCTGCGCAGCACGCGCGCGCGGTAGACTTCCGGGTCTTCTGCGTCGGCGCCCGTGACCGTCGTCGAGACGACCGTCGCGTCGGTCGCAACGTTGGCCGGCGTGTTCGCAAAAGAGAGGGTGTCGCCGGGCTCGAGATTGCCGATGTCACCCGAGCCGTCGCCACCGTCAGAATCCGAAACGGCGCGGACCGTGGGATTGACGACGGCGGCATCGAGAAAGATCGCGGCGGTCGTCTGGAAGATGACGCCGGAGTCTGTGTCGACCAGGGTGGAGCCGATGGGCAGCGAGCCCGTTTGGTTCAGCACCGTGACCGCCATCACGTGCTCGGCCTGCGTCGCTGCGTTCGGATCGCCCACGCCGAACTGGCGCCCGAGCTCCACGAGCGGGATGATCTTCTTGCCGTTGACCTCGGTCTCGCGCGCGCTCGCGTGAGCGACGAACATCTGTAGCAGGGCGAAGCCGGCGTACTTGTAATCAATGACGATTGCAGCGGCGACGACTTTGGCCAGGACCCGGCTGAAGCTCTTAGGCAGTAGCGGGATGGACGCTCCGAGCGTGCCTTCCAATTGCGCAATGATGCTGTCCGACAGCGCCTGAGTTGTGGGGGTGGTTACGCTCACGGCTGACGTGCTTTCCAGTCTTCAGCGAAGATCATTCCGACGCGCTTTCCACCGATCACGATCACGACGTTGAGTTGCACGCGGTTCAGGACGGGGATGGTGGCGGTCACTTCCACGGAGTCGGCGACTTCCTCGGTGAACCAGGCGAGGTCGCGGCCCGCGGCATCCTCGAGTCGGCGCAAGTTGCTCGACGTTGCAGGGAGCGAGCGCAGGAGGTTTTGCGTTTCGCTGCGGTAGCGGCGCTTGGGGTCGAGTTCCCCGATGTTTCCCCAAAATTGCAGCTTGTCGTCGACCGGCAGCCCGCTGTCGCGTTCGTTACCTCCCCAGAGGCTCAAATAGGCCGCGGTCTCCAGTCCGTCGGCCATGACGAACTGGCCATTGACGATCGCCACGTCTCCATCGTCAGCGGTTTGAAACAGGCGCACGTCCACTTTTGCCGTCCTTTGCGCATGCTTCGCGGCGGCGCCATTCGGTCACCAGCAAATCGCGCTTGCTGCTGTTACACGTTTTGCATGCGGGCAGTACGTTAGCCGCTTCGTCGCGCCCTCCGCGGGAGATCGGCACCACGTGATCAACGGTAGCCTTGCACGGCCGTCCACAGTAGGCGCAACACACGCGCCCCGCCTTATCCGTATGCGCGGCACAGATCGCGCGCCATTCATCCAGCGTAACGCCAGGCGATGCTGCATCGCGCAAACGAGCTCGCCGCTTGTGCACAGAAAGAAGGCTTTTCTCTGGGTGCGCTTTGCGTCTTCCACGAAGTGCGGCTAGCTCTTTTTCGCGATTGGCGCGGTAGTGTGCGCGTCGGGCCGCGCGCGGCTTGTCCGGGTCCGCCGCATATCGCAATCGGCGAAGCTCTTGCACTCTTGCCTTATTCGCCGCGCACCACTTGCTCGCTCGCTGACGGTACTTTTCCGGATCAGCCCTTCGTTTCTCGAGTTCTTTGGATCGTATCTGATCCCCGTTGCGCGCGTACCATTCGCGCCACCTGCGTCGCGCTGGCTCTGGATTCATTTTGCGGCGCTTGCGCGCGGCGTCGCGAACCTTAGCGTTGTTCGCTGTTACCCAGTTACGGCTCGACGCTCTAACTTTATCCGGATTCGATTTGGCCCATTTGCGCCGCCGTTCGCGTGCACAATGCGGGCACTCGGGATTTTCGCGCGGATACGTATGTCTGCCACTCTTACACGTTCGTGGGTCCATCATGACACCTTGAAAATGTTCCCGAACGTCAGCATCGAGGCGGCCGGTCCGGCGATGACGAGCCCGTAAACCGCTGCGTTCGGTCCGCTGCCACCCGGCAACCCGTTTGCGATCTCGCCGCGCAGTGCAGCCCCGAGCTGACCAGCCGAGCCCGTGTACGTCCAGATCGTCAGGCCACCCGCTGACAGGTCGCCACCGATCTCGGCGATGAGACCGAGCAGAAACTCGATCTTCGCGTTGAGGAAGCCGACCGAGGCGTCGAGATCGATCTGAACGACGAAGTTGCCGAGCAGTCCATCGATCCCGATGTCTGCCACGATGCCGGCGCCGAAGTCTGCAATGACCTGCGCGTCGGGCAGGTTCAGGCCGACGCTCACCGCGATCTGCGCCTCGAGGGTGGCCTTCAGCGCCTCGAGCTCGTCGAGGAACAGCTGGATCCTGGCGAGCAGGTCAGCCGCCCCGGTGTTCCAGTCGGAACCGCCAAGCGTGCCGAGAAACTCGAGGCGCTCGAGCTCGGCCGTCGTTTCGGCTTGGGCGCTAGTGCCGGTGTTCACTCCGCCGGAGAACGCCTGCCACGAGGCAAAGCTCTCGGTCCCGATGATGACGGCTTGGATCTGCTGGCTCGGCGCCGTCGTCCCGAAGCCGCTCGCGGTAGCCGGGTCGAGCTGCTCGCCGAACGCGGCACTGCTGCCGGCGTACGACCAGCCCGATAGCTCGCCTACTGCGAGACCAGCACCGATCGTCTCGGTGACGCCGCTCACGATCCCTAGTTGCCCCTCGATGAACCCGAGTTCGATCACAAGCTCGGCGTTGCTATCGAAGCCAGCGAGTGTGATGCCGCCCGGGGTAAGCTGCGCGGCGACCTCGGCGAAACTGGTCTGCGCCGCAATCGCTGCGGCGTACGAGAGCGGGTTGGGCGGGAAGTCCGCCGCAATCGCCACCTGTGCTGCGAGTGCGGGAGTAAGATTGCTTACGTCGGCAGTAAGTTTTGTTACCTCGGCCTGGAGTCCAGAGACGGAGGCGACGAGACCTAGGTTGATCGAGGAGACCGGCAGCGTCCCCCCGTGAACGATCGGCACCGCGCGCTACGCCTTGACCTTGGGCTGACCGCTGATGATCGTCCCAACAAAAGCGACGCCGCCCGATGGCGTAGGCAGCGCCGGTGGGACTGGAGTGATCGGCAATCCTGCCGTCGCGCTGAGTGCGCTTACCGAGCCGGCGATCAGGTCCCCTACGCGCGCGACCTGCGCGCCCGCGGCATCGCTGAGCCGCACGTCCGGGCTGTCCAGAATGACGGGGCCCGTGGTCACGATCCGGATCGGGTAGTCGGCCTTGAAGGCCTCGATGACCGCCTCGTCGTGCTTGAGCCAGAACTCGGCGACGAGTTCGCCATCCTCGTCCCTGACGTACAGCCGCTTCTCGCCGGGCGCCGTTTTGCCCGCGTTCCTCGGGTCGCTGTAGCCGATCGCTTGCGCGTTGCCGGCGCCGGCGCTCTCGACGACGGTGGCATCGTCGATGCCGGGGATGGGGCACGAGTCGTCGCCGACGTCGCCCACGTGCTCGGCTGTCGCGATGTCGCCGCCACCCATGTCGACGCGAACCTCGGTCGAGTGGATACCGTCCTTGAGCTTGCGTTCGACTGCGAGGATATCGGCGTAGCGGCTCATTTTGTGCTATGGAATCAGTGCGGCTCGCGACGCTGTCACACGTCCGAGCCGCTTGGACCACGAGGAGTTAACTCATGGACGAATCAACTATCGCGCGCTTTTGGAGCAAGGTCGACAAGGAAGGCCCTGTGCCGGCGCTAGCGCCAGAGCTCGGCCCCTGTTGGCTTTGGACATCAGGAATCGATAACCGCGGCAACGGGAAGTTTTGGGCCAACGATGGGACGCATCGCGCTCACCGATTTTCTTGGGAGTTAGCCCGCAGCGAACCAGCTCCCGATGGCTATGTGGTTCAAATCTGTGGCCAGAAACTCTGCGTCAACCCGCGTCACCTGTCTGACGACCCGCGTTCTCGCAGGAAGAAGATCGTCCACCGCGTCAACACGCAGGTGGAGCGTGCGATTTATTTTTGAACTGCGGCGTTGTGGGCTAACTCAAAAGGAGATCGGCGCGATAGTGGGCTGCTCTGACCAGGAAGTCTCCAATATCTTGCGAGGCAAAGCATGGGGACACATGGGATTGGTTGTCTCATTCTGACCACGGTAAAAATTCCGGGACAACGCCTGAGAAGGCCCCGGGTAGAACGAGATTGAGCGACGCCGTCTCAGACGTGGCGCTCTGTTTCAGCGTCACCTCGCGAATCAGCAGCTCAACGCGCCGGTAAATCATGACCTCGGGCGCGAGCAGCGTGATGGTCGTGTTTGGCTCCCACAGATCGCCATGCGGATCGCGCCAAGTCGGCAGGTCGTCGATCTGAAACGCGGCCATTCCCGCGAACATCCTGGCCAATTTTGCCCGCGTAGCTTCGGGCGCGTCGCCGCGTTCGGTGTCATCGAGCTTGAACGAATTGGGGCGCAAGATCTCGCGCAGCCACGGGTTCAGCTCGGTCCACTTCGCCGCTGCCTTGCGCTTCTTCTTCTGCGCGAAGCCTGTCAGCTCCGAGAAGTAATCCTGCGGGCTGAAGCTGGCGCTGACGCTCGACACCGGCGACGAGCCCGAGGTCAAGTGCGCGCGCGGGCTACCCGTCTCGACTGACTTCCAGCACCGCAGCTTGCCGTCTTTGGTGTCGTTCAGGACGAGGTTGCGCTGCTTTGCCAGGTCGACCAGGAAGTCCTGAATCTTCTGATCGACCTCGAGCTTGACCTTCTCGAACGGCGTCCCCTCGTCCGCCTGGAAGTCGACGTCGATTCCGAACGGCGCACAGAGCCTCGTGCAGATGGCGCGCAGTCCGAGGTTCTTGAACTCGATCGGCTTCTCGTCGGTGGGCGCCGGTGTGGTGCAGTCGTGGAGCACACCGGGCAGCGCGTAGCCGGAGATGTCGACGGTGCGCGAGTTGGGATCGAGCGAGGGGCGAACGTCCACGAGCGTACCGGTGAAGAACGGCTCGAGCTCGTGGAGGACCTTCAGCGGCTTGAACGAGAAGGGGCGGAAGGTGGACCTAAATTCTGGCCTGGTGTGCTCGAACGGAGCGCGAAAGCTCGCTTCCGAGTAGCCGTCGATTGACCTTTTGATCTCGACGTCCTGCCAGTATCCGAAGTGGCGCCCGATCTTCCGACCGTCTGACGTCAAGCTGTCTTGATCGATCTGAATGTCGACGCGCTCCACCGATCACACCGTCGCCGAGTAGTAGAGAATCACCTTGTTCGGCGGTAACTCCAAGATCTCGGAGCCTGTCAAATTGTTCGAGTTGATCAAGAAGTCCAACCTGCTGTCGACAGTACCGTAGAGCTCGGCCGCGAGGTCCACGATGGTGCGCGCCCGATCGAGCACGATGCGCCGCTCGGCGATGACGTCGAACGAGACCTGCACGAGGTGGCCGGTAACCAGTGCCACGGCATCCTGCAGCGCCTGGAACGAGCCGCCGAGGTCAAGCTGCGAAGCGCCCACGGCGTCGATGGTGGAGATCGAGTCGAAGCCCTCGTCGCGCCAGATGACCGTCTCGTCGAAGAGCTCGGTGATTGCCACGGCCGCTGCGATGGCCTGCGGCTTGGTCGTGAACACCGGCGAGTCGAATTGCGGCGCCCCAGTGTTGTCGGCTGGCGTCGATGCCGCGGCGAGCACCGCCCCGCTGACCGTCGTCGTGGCGAACAGGTCGGCGCAGTGGAAGTCGTTAGCGATCGCCGTGCGCCGCTGGAGCAGCGAGGTACCGGTCGCGATTCTCTCTGCTGGATTCCCCGGTGCGGAGCCGAAGATCCGATCGGCCAGCGCGGCGTAGCCGTCGAGCCGGCTCTTGATGCCTGCGATTGCCCGGGCCGGCAGGGTGATCAGATTTGAGATCTGCTGGGCGAGCAGCAGTGGCTGGCCGATCAGCACGTCCATCCCGAAGTTGACGTCGCGCTGGATGT